TTTTTAACCTGACCGGTCCTATCCAAGTTACCGTTACCAGAGAGAGTTATGGAAGAAGGGTTCAGCTACATAGTCACGACACAGCAGTTGGCGACGATCCTCGGTGTCTCGAGCGAGCTCGTCCGCCTCTTGTCGAGGCAGAAGACCATCCCGAAGCATGGCCGGAACGAGTTCGACCTCCGCGAGGCCGTCCAGGCATTTTATTCACGGAGTACGTCGTCGACAGAGGATGAGTCTGACTACGAGAAAGAGCGCGCGAGACTGACGAAGTGCCAGGCGGATCTCGCCGAGCACAAGTTCAACGTCGAGACAGGTCGGTACGCCGATGCCGATGAGGTCCACAGGATCTATCTTGACAAAGTGCAGCGATCGAAGGCGAACCTGCGTCGACTGGCAAGGAGGTTGTCGGTTATGCCGGTGCCGTCATCACCGCGAGAGCGTGAGGTGCTCTTTGCGAAGGAAATCGATGATGCGCTGGTGGAGCTGGTCCAAAAGTCTGATTCAGATGTGGGTGAAGGATGTATTTGAGTACTGCACAGATCGCCGCTCGCGCCGACTCGCTCGACACCGCATTCCTTCCGCCGCCGAATGAAACTGTGAGCGAGTGGACTGACAACTTCCGTTATACCGAGCGCGGCAAATACTACGTCGCCCTCGCCGAGTACCAGCGTGCGCCTATGGATGCCATTTCCGACCCTCTTGTCGAGGAGGTCGTCTTGATGTGGTCCGTGCAGACAGGTAAGACTGAGCTGATCCTAAATACCGTTGGGCGTTTCGCGCACCGGGAGCCGTGCCCGATGATGTGGGTACTACCAACGATCGAACAGGCAAAGAACATCTCGAAGCAGCGCCTCGACCCGATGTTCGAGCAGACGAAGGAGTTGAATGGGTTGCTCGCCGATAAGCGCAAGCGCGACGCAAACAACGCGCTCACCTTTAAGAAGTTCCCTGGTGGCTTCATTACTATGCCGGGCGCAAACTCGCCCGTATCACTCTCAAGTTGGCCGATCCGGTTGCTGGTTGGTGACGAGATCGACCGATGGGGGCGACTTATCAAGGGCGAGGGCGACATCCTCATGCTGGCGAGAAAGAGGACTACCAGTTTCAGCGACCGGAAGATGGTCTGGGTATCGTCGCCGACGGAGCGCGAGACGAGCCGTATCTATCCGGCCTACATGGAGACAAATCAGCAACAATACTACCTTCCGTGCCCTCACTGTGGTGGCTTGCAGGTGTTGCGGTTTCCGAACCTGAAGTTCGAGTACGACCAGACCGCCATCAAGGACCTTGTGCGCGACGATGACGAGTCGGAGGAGTTCGACTACCGAAAGAAGGCTATCGCCGAGCATATCCACGCATATTTCGTCTGCGAGCACTGCGGCACAGTCATCGAGCACGAGCACAAGCAGGAAATGGTGCAGAATGGTGTGTGGAAGGCGAAATACCCGAAGATTGTCAAGCGGCAGGGGTTCCATATCTGGCAGGCATACAGCCCGTTCGTGACCTGGGCGGAGACGGCAGCGGAGTTTCTGCATTGCTCAGACTACCCGGACCGCCTCCGCGTGTTCACGAATACGGTCCTCGGGGAACTCTACGAGGAAAAGGGGCAGAGGATCGACGAAAACCCGCTCATGCAGCGTCGTGAAAGGTATCCTGAGCGCCTGCCGGAGAAGATTGAGGTCATAACTGTCGGCGTCGACGTCCAGGGAGACCGCCTCGAAGCTGAGATAATCGGATGGGCTGCAGACGGCGAGAACTGGAGTCTCGACTATCGTGTGCTCTGGGGAAATACGGCGATGTTTACCGGTGGGCCGGAGGACGTCTACACCCAACTATACGCGATTCTCGAGCGCGAATACGTCCGTGATGACGGATCGATACTTACGATCGACGGCCTCGCCATCGATACCGGCTACAACCAGGAGCAGGTCTTCGACTGGTGCGAGGAAGCCGGAAAGCTCTACCGGATTTTCCCGGTCAAGGGGGCCAGCACATCGCTCGGCGGAGTCATCAGCAAGCAGACAAGGGCCGGAAGCCGACGCCTCAAGCTCTGGATGGTCGACGGTGACGCCGCGAAGAACATCCTCCTCAAGCGATTGGCTATCGAGCCGGGCGAGAAGGGCAGTGCTCACTTTCCGGAGCATTACGATCGGGCGTACTTCATGGGCCTGACGGCCGAAGAGCAGAAAACGAGGGGCGAAAAGCGCGTGTGGGTGAAGGTGAGGGAGCGGAACGAGCCGATCGATACGCGAGTCTACTCCTACGCCGCCATGAGGATCCTCTCGCCGGCGTGGGGACAGATTCGACGGAGGATGACTGCAGAATTGCAGCAGGAATCACCGGAAAGTGAAGAGAATCGCGAAAATAGGCCAATCTTGAAGAAGAAGGTCGTCAAAAAACTCAAGTTCGGAAGGATGCGTTGACATGTATGTATCGATTCGAGGTGAAATAAATGGCGTGTTGCGCGACTTCAGGGATCTGCGAGACAAGGATGTCAAGTACGCACTCAAGAACGCGATAAACGACACCGCCTTTGAGATGCGGAAGGTGCTCGGGTCCGACATGCGAGGCGTTTTCGACAGGCCGACATCGTTTACGACAAGCCCAAGCGCATGGGAGGTGGGTAAGGCGCAGGTATCGCGGCCATCAGCCACAATAAGACTCAGGGGCATACAGGCATCTTACCTGAAGTGGCAGGCATACGGCGGAACACGGCTGCCGAACAAGAAGGCGATACCGATCCCGCAGGACGGCGGCGTTGCGATCAGTAAGGCGCATGGAGGGCTAAAGCGCTATTGGCGGATAGTCCTTGACGACAAGTCGCGGTATTTCTCGGGAACTCCGAAGGGCGGCGGCCGCCCAGGCGTCTATAGGAGGCTTGGGGTATCGAAGGGTACGCCGTCCGGGAAGAAGATCAGGCTTGAGCTGGCATGGGAGAAGTCTGCGAAGTACGAGCGCCGTTGGAGATACGAAGAATCCGCGTATCGATATGTCGGCAGAGCGTTTGAGGCAAACTTCCGCCAGCGCCTACTGGCAGCTCGAGCGTATCGAGCTACGCGGTGATTGCAAAATTGCAGTCTTTTCTGCGCCATCACACGCAAGATATAGCGCCGTGTCGGTAATCTCCTGTAAAGGTATACCGATATGGCGCTTTCCCTCATCACCCCGTCGAATATCATCGCCGGCGACACCGCCGAGTGGCTGCTCTCGCTTGCGGACTACCCGGCATCTGCCTGGACACTGACGTATGCGCTCGTCAAGGATGGCGTGCAGGTTACATTCAGCGGGTCGCAATACGGATCGACCGAGTCCCACCACATCAACAACAACGCCGTAACCACTGCAGGGTGGACGGCCGGCTCGTACAGTTACCGTGCAACAGTGTCCGACGGAGCGGACCGCCACACCGTCGAGGATGGGACGATCGAGATCGTGGCCGACTTCGCATCCGCTACGACAGGGTACGATGATCGGAGCTTCGCAAAGAAGGCGCTTGATGCGATTGAAGCCGTCATCCTTGGCCGCGCATCTCAGGCGCAGCTCGAATACACCATTGCCGGTCGCCAGCTCAAGTTCATACCGCCGGCGGAGCTGATGGACCTGCGCGACAGGTACAGGGCAGAGTATCGCGCCGAAGAGGCCAAGAAACTTGAAATCCGCACCGGAAAGAGTCGCTTCGGCTCGGTGCAGGTGAGGTTCAGCTGATGGATGCACGACTCAAAAGGCTCGAGGAGATGATGCGGGAGGGCAGCGAAAAGCAGTCAAACCGATCTGTCACGCCCCCGGCAAGCGTGCAGGCTCGCCATGGCAAGCGACAGTTTGTCGCTGCTGCGGCCGGGCGCCTTCGGAATGATTGGCCGAGCATCAATATGTCCTCCGATGAGGAGCTTTACCGCGATCTCCGCGCTCTTCGTGGGCGCAGCCGTTGGCTCGCAAAGAATAACGGATACTATCGGCGATTTCTCGACATGTGTGTCGACAACATTGTCGGCCCTGTCGGTGTCCGCCTCGAGGCGAAAGTTCGTGGCCGCAACGACGAGCTCGACAGGGCCGCCAACTCCGCCATTGAGGACGCATGGCGCAGGTGGGGCAAAAAGGGTGTCCCGATGCGTCGTTCGCAATGGACCCGGTCCGACATGGAGCGAGCAGCGGTCTTCTCGGTTGCTCGCGACGGAGAGGTCTTCTTTCGCAAGTGGTTCGGGTCAGGGGAGTTCGGGTTCCAGCTCGAAATGATCGACGCTATGCGTGTGCCGACCGAGATGAACAGGCTGGTATCAGTATCTGTCGAGATCATAAACGGCATCGAGTACACGGACGGAGAGGTGACCGCGTACTATATCGCGAAGCGCGGGATGAAGAGCGACTTCATGCCGGAGAGCTACGAGCGTGTTGATGCGAAGTTCATCCTACACCTCTATGATCCAGTCGGGCCGGAGCAGAAAAGGGGTTTCCCGTGGCTCGCAGCAGGTATGGACCGCATCCACATGCTTGATCGTTACGAGAACGCTGAAATCATCGCGTCGCGTATCGCTGCCGAAAAAGGCGGATTCTTCTCGCGGTCTGCGGCGGCAGAGACCGGATTCACGGGCGACGACGCCGAGGAGACTGAGATTCAGATGATGGATTCGGAGGCAGGATCGTTTGGGTTGCTCCCTGAGGGATACCAGTTCCAGGCTTGGGATCCGACGCATCCGACCAGCGCCTTTGAGTCACTAAGCAACAAGCTACTGAAGGGTATCGCGAGTGCCGGCAACATCAACTACACATCGCTCGCCAACGACCTCTCTGATGTCAACTACAGCAGTGCCCGCATCGGTATGCTCGAGGTCAGGGATAACTGGAAGGCGAAGCAGGGCTGGTTCATCGGATGGTTTCATGAAGCTATCTATGCGGAATGGTTGAAGATGGCCATGTCGGCGGGCACTCTGAAACTTTCCTGGTCGCGCCTGGCGGACTATGAGCGTGTGTCGTGGGTTGGCCGTTCCTGGGCATGGATTGACCCGCTGAAGGAGGCAAACGCGAACATGAAGAACGTCCAGATGCGGATTAAGTCGCTCTCGGACGTGGCTGCAGAGCAGGGGATGGAGTTCGAGGATGTCATCGAGCGGATTGCAAAGGAGAAAGAACTGGCAGTCTCGGCAGGTGTCGATATGTCCGAGGTGTTCGGGCAGAGCAAAACAACCAAATGAGCGGACATGGAAGACGAAAACATCAATCTTGCAGAACTTGAGCGCCACGAGGTACGGACCGGCATCCAGTACAGGAACGCAGAGATGCAGGTTCGTGCGGCAGAGGAAGGCGAGGAAAGCAACAAGTATGAGTTCTACTTCTCGAGCGAGGCACCGGTAGATGGTCGCTTCATGTACTGCGAGAAGGACGACAGGTTCGTTTATGGCACCGAAGTGCTGCTGCACGGCGAAAAGAATGTCGACCTGTCGTGGATCGGTAGCGGAAACGCTCCGTTCCTGCAGGACCATGATACGGAGCGCCAGATGGGCGTCATCACTGGCGTTGCTCTGGATGAAGAGAAGAGGATGCTCAAGGTTACGGGCCTGAAGTTCAGCCGCAAAGCGGGCGCACAGGACCTGAAGGCCGACATCGACGACGGGATCAGAAAGAACGTCTCGGTCGGCTATGTGATCGAAGAGCTTGTAGAGGCAGAGAAGGGTGTATTCCACGTCACGAGGTGGAAGCCCTATGAAGTGTCGAGCGTATCGATCCCGGCCGATCAAGGCGTGGGGTTCCGGTCTGCAGACGCCACTCACCAGACTGTCGTGTACCGGCAGATTCACCAAACCAAACCTAAAGAAGGAGAAAGGGTCATGGAACCTGAAGTCAAAATCGAAGGCGGGGTCCAGAATCCCGCTCCCGAGCAGAGCCACGCCGCCGAGATCGTCGCGCAGGCCGAAGCCGCTCGTCATCTTTGCCCGCAGGCCGGCGAGCTCGCCGCTCGCGCAATCGCAGAGGGCGTAACCCCGAAAGAGTTCTACGAGCGCAGCCTCGCACCGGCTATCGTCGCCGAGCAAGAGCGCCAGGCTACCGTCAAGATCGGCCTTACCGCCAAAGACAAGAAACGGTTCTCGCTCGTCAAGCTCGTCCGTCACCTTTCCGGCGATTCGGTCGATGCGAAGTATGAGCTTGATGTCTGCGATGCTTACTGCTCCGCTCGCGGCATTTCGTCGCAGCGCGGCGGCGCGATTATCCCTCACGAGGCTATTCCGATGTCCAGCCGTGCAGCGATCATCAGCTCCGGCACCGGCGCCGGCGTGGTCGAAGAGATCCACAGCGGAGAAGTGATCGAGTATCTGCGTGAGCAGGCCGTGCTTGCCCGTGCAGGCGCCCGCTTCATCAGCGGCCTTGTCGGCAAGTACGACATGGCTCGTATCGGCGTCGGGACCTCCGCATACTGGGTTGGCGAGAAGAACGAGAGCGGTGACGACATCACCACCTCGGCAATGGATCTCGACCTGCTCCAGTTCACGCTGAAGACGGTCGGCGTCAACCAGGGCATCACCCGCCAGATGCTGAAGCAGACCTCGATCGATGTCGAGGGTATCGTCCGTGGAGACATCTTCGCGTCGCTTGCTGATGCTATCGACCTCGCAGGTCTCGCCGGTACCGGTTCCAGCAACAACCAGCCGACCGGCCTTATCGGCACCTCTGGCGTTGGGACTGAAG